ATCTATCACTACTTGACCAATCGGGGTTACAACCTCCCGTCTGGTGGTATTTAAAAGCAAAACCTCCCGCATCAACTTAACCGCTTGCCCTTCATGCCCTGCTTTTTGCACAACCTCTGGTGCTGGCAAAGCGTGTTCTCTCAATGCAGTCACACTGACAACACCCAATGACTTCCAATCAGACAAGCCTTCAACAGGCTTAGCAATCACTTTCTTTCTACTCATCAGCTCATTATTATCCAAATCAGGCACCATCACAAACTGGCTTACCTGACCAATTCGGGTAGTCCGATAATCTTTTGGCTTAAAGCGGTCAATAAAGTAGAGAATGGGTTTATCCCCTTGCCCATACTCATTGACTGCCGCTCGTGAACCCAGCAAACGACGCCTTTCATCAAGAGACAAATGGCTTAAAAACGCATCGTCCAACTTCCGCTGCATTGCAGGGCTGGGGGTTTTGGCATTTTTCTTGGTTTTTTCAAAAGCTGGGGCAAGCACACAACGGCAATGCGGGTGAAAAGGCGGCATGGGTGCGGCTTCAATTGGGTAGTACCCCTTACCCAATCCATGCGCATTAAGATTGGCATGATAGTCACACACATCATAAACTGGGTGAGATGCACTCATCCGCACCTGCACCACTTCAACACCGCTGTCTAACAGTTCCTGTGCTCGCTGATTCATGCGGGCACGGTGCAGTTCAGTCTGAGCGATGCGATTCGCATAGTAGCGATTGCGCTCCTCAAAAGCGACCTTTAGCTTCTTATTGATTTTGCCTTGCGTCTCACCCTTGATTTTTGCATCAATCGCTTCAAGATAAGCCGCTTTCAAGGCTGGCGTTTTCAGCTTTTTAGCTTTGACCTGATTCCAGTCTTTCAGCAAATACTCAGGCAGCTTCTGCTCAATTTTAATGTCATCCTTACTAAATCCATAGCCCTCATAAAGCTTAAGTGCCAGCTTACGCACATCATCAGCCTTTTTCACCTCCTGACGCACCACGGCCGAAACAGCAGATGCCGTCTGTTTGCCATGCGTGTAGAGCGCCTCCGAAAGCGTCACACTTCCAATTTTCATTTTCGCCATGTTTTTTGGGCTAATAACGCCGATACCCAAATCATTGAAAGCTGCAGCCAAGAGATAAATTATCTCGTCATAGTACTGTCTTAATACAATTTTGACAGCTTCAGCGCTTGGAACACCGTTCTTAATGAGTTTTAAATACGCCTGATAAGCAGCATCTCTAATCTGTTTTTCAATTTTTTCTTCTAATTTCATCTACCGCCCTGCTTATGTCTCGCCATGCCGTGTGTCTCGTAACGCCAAACGCCTGACAGATTCTTGTATTGATAATGTCTGTCGGCAAATTCTGCCTATAGAGTCTCTTTGCCATATCTAACCGCTGCTGCTTTGAGCAAGTAGGCACTCGTATTCTTTCGCCACCGAATGCACTGAGTATCTGTTTAAATTCGTCGAGCGTAATCTTGCCATCATGCTCTTTAAATATCTGCTCTGCATACCCAATCAACTCTTCAAACGCACTCATAAAGTTAACTTAGCTCCCCAAGGTTTTTGAATCGGCTCATTCCCAGTAAACACCGCATAACGCAGCGCATCCATGGAATGATCATTCTGCTTCACAGGCTCATCAAGCGGCTCACCTGCCTTGGTCGTTTTCCAAACATAGGTTTCAATTTCCCGCAAAATATTCTGCGAAGTCGCTGTGATATTCAGTGCGTAGCTTTTCACCTTATCAATCCCAGCACGCACATTCTTATGAGCGGGATACACCCGAAACCCCGCATTCTTGAACTCCTGAATGCGGTCCGGTTCCGCACTGTCTAAAAACCCCTGGACATTCTTCAGCTCTGGGTGTTCTGTTTTGATGCGCTCAATCAAGTCCGCATTGGTTAAATGACTCTCATACAACAACTCATGCACAAACAACTCACGCCCAATAATGCCAATTTTCACCGCAGCAGACGGCACCGTATGCCCAAAGTCCAACCCCCAGCGAAACACCTCACAATCAGCAGGCATTGCATCCACCACACGATACTGCTCATAAATCACACCCTCAAGCGATCCCCACTTACCCAAAGCATAAATCTCATAGTAGGAATAATTGACCTGTGCCATCTCCTCAAGCACACGAATATACGCCTCATCTAAAAACCGATTATCTTTATAAGTCGTATGCAAAACAGACGCTTGCGGATCAGTGTTATCAAAGAATCGCTTTTTCAGCCAGTGGTTAGAAGAGATGGGGTTAAAGGAAAGGATAATCTGCTTATAATGCTCAAGCTGGCCTCGCAGTCGTAAATCAAGCTGAGTAAAATCATCGAGAGTGATTTCACTTGCTTCTTCAATCCATATGCTTGTTATACGATGAATCGATTTGATTTTTTCGGGGTCATCAATCCCAGCAAATAACAAAGTCGAACCATTGAGCACATTCTCAATTGTCATATCCGTCTTATTCACTTTAAAAAATTTAGCCAGCTTCCAGTCCTGCACCATCCCCACCAAAGACGCAAACACCGACATCCTCAAAGTGCGTGCCACTTTACGAATCACCAAAATGCGATGATTGTCTTCTGTGAGAATGCGAAACAAAAGCTTCTGTGCCGCAAATATCGACTTCCCAGAACCCGCACCACCGTAAAGCACAAGATAGCGCTTCTTATCATTAAAACGCGGCAAATAAGCCTCATTCACCACCTTAGGCAAACCGCTCAAATCAATCACAACCTGACTCAATCCGCATCCTCCGCAAACGGGTTAATCACCTGCACCTGATTATTCACCTGAATGGCAACCTCTGGGTTTTTGCCTAATACAGCTTCTCTGTTTCGTGCAAAAGTATCCATAATCGCCTTCACATCAGAAGGTTTCTCCACTTCATGAATCATCTGCTCCGCTTTTAAAGCCGCCTTCTCCATCCGTGATTCATTTCTCAACCTAAACTCAACCGCCTGTTCAAATGCCGTTGCGTGGTGTTGCTTTAGGTGTTGCGTTTCGTTGCGTATTGATTTTAACTCTTTGATTGCATTCGCTTTTTTCTCAACAAGGTGTTGCATTTTCCCTTGCACCCACCCCTGTTTTTTTGCCTTCCGACTGATGCTGGACTTGCTAACAGACCACCTTTCGGCAAGCACACCGAAAGAATCACCATGCACCTCATAGGCTGCCCTAATCTCATCCCACTCATCCGCCGTCAACCTTGCCATTTATCCATCCCTCTGCTCCAAAAGCGAGATTAAAAGCCTCTCTGCCGCCTCAACACGCTCCTGCAACTGAGCCAAGCGAAAGCCGATAAACCCCATAATCAACACAAAGCCTACACCTGCAAGCAAAAGCCAAAAAACCAAAACACCCATCACAGCCGCTCCACCTTCTCTTGACAACAAACACACCGCTGACAGCCTTTAATTGCATCCCGTCGTGCTTGAGGTATCTCCTCATCACAATCAATGCAAAACCCTAAGCTATCACCCGTCTGTGCAATTTTTCTAGCCGCAAGTAATGCCTCCATCTCAGCATCCAACCGTGCGTTAGTAATATCTACTTCATCTGCCATCTAACACCTCCACTCAAATAATCCTCAATCGCACACTTCGCCTCATCAAAGCCATAACACACCACAGCCCGATGACCGCAAGCTGCCATCAGCTCAAGCCAATTCTTTTGAGCATCCGACAAACGAGGCTTGCTCTGCCCCTTCACGATGGGTTTCTTCAACTCAATCCACAAACCAATAAACTCACCGCACGCAATGGGCAAATGAATATCACTCACCCCAGCCTTCACGCCTTGCGCCTTCATACGAGCCGCCTCACGGGCATTTCGCTTGCCGCCATTAGGAATTGCATACAACAAATCAAACAGCCGCTTATTACCAACCCTACAAAAACGGGCCCATTCAAATAAACGGCGTTGGTGTTCATCCTCAATATGCCGCATCACTAAAACCCCTCACTGCCATCCATGCCTCACGCCTCCAACCTATCAGCAATCAACTGAGCATAGCCAGCAATATCAATCCAAGAGTCACGATAATTAGGGTCACCGTTCAAAATACGGGCAACCTTATGCATCTGCATCTCCAAAGACTCCTTCTGCATATCGTTCAAATGTACCCAGTTAGGTGAGCTGTGCAATGTTTTCTTCAACTGCTGGGCAAGATACGCATGCTCAAAAAAATCACCATACCGGCTCTCACGCTCTTTTAAAATCTCGTCCACTAACTTCTCGCAAGTCGGTGTCACCCAGCTCAACTTTTCGTCATCCAGTCCTTCATGCGTCATACTCAAACCCTCTCACTTCAATAATCCCCTTCTCGATTAACCTGTGCAAAGTCTTCATAACTGCTCTAAATACCTGCTCACTATCAATGTCCGCCTGCACCCTACCGTCTAAGGCATCATGACAAGCATGACAGGCATAACACCCGCTCAAGTCACTCTCCTTTGTCGCCAGTCCGTTCCCTCCGAAATTAACATGAGCGAATACCGTCGTCTCTGTTCCACCTCTACACACTCCCTCAACTTGCAGATAGCATGGCTCGCCTCTGGCAGATTGTCTGATTGCCCTGCTTCTCACTTTTAACTGCTTTCTTATCATTGAAATTCATCCCCAAAGCTTCTGGAATTGGATAATCTATCCCAAGGTTCACACACAACTGCTGCGTAGCATCAATCAGCGTTCCAAACTCATCACGATTTAACTTCGTCGTGCTGCGAATTGTTGTTACCGCCTCACCATTCACCCACTTCTTCTTAAAAAATCCCAGTGCGTGCATGACACGGTCTTTAATATCCTCTTTATCTTGCCCTGTCTCTTTCTCAATCAAGCCAAATAACATCCATACATAGCGATTCTGTTGTGCTGTACGGCTTTTTTTAGCCTTACCTATGGTGACCTCTACATCACCGCTTTTAAACGCCTCACGGACAGCATTAAGCGTGTTATCAGCAAGCCGTCTCAAAGTGACGGCATCCATGCCATGCCGAAAGTAAAATGTCATCCACGCACCACCTCAAGCACTCTGTCAGACTCAGTAACGGCTCTACGATTCTTAACCACAACATATCCATGCCGCTCAACAATCACAGTCGTTTTGCCAGTCTCCTTACTCACCTTATGGGCATAGCGAACTGCATCTAATGCGTCTTTGGATCTCACCTCAAAACCCCCTTGCAGGTTTATTCTGATTATTGCCTTTCTTCTTCTCCATCTCATCCTCATAAATGGCAATAACTGAATGGTCAGCATTATCAAATCGATAACAACTCATGTTTGCCACCACAGGCACAGTGCCAGTTTTCCCACTTCTCTGAACCGCAACATTTATCTCTGCAATTCCCTGAAGCGGACTCTTCTCATTGTGCGCCTCGTCACGATAAATCAACAACACCGCATCCGAATCTTGAGCAATGGCAGCAGAGCCATAAATATCCTGAATAGTTGGGCGTGACACCTGAGAATCCTTTCTCAACTGAGCCAAAGCGATAACGGGTATATCCAACTCCTTAGCCAAATGCTTCAACCCCTTAGTGATAGAACCCATTTGCAAATCAGCACGATCCCCATCACCGGTGGCCAACCCGATATAATCCACCACCAAAAAATCAATCTGATGCTTACGGTGTGCAATTCTTGCTCGAGTCTTAATCTGATTGATATGCAAACTTGGCGTTTCGTCAACAAACAACTTCTGCTGTTTTACCTTGCTAACGCCATGATTTAATTTAGACCAATCCCCCTGGTCCTTAGACCCCTTCAGCCC